GTAAAGTTGCATCTGTCTTGTCTATCATAGCCTTATTGCTTCTAAACTCATCTGCTATTCCAAAAGCATCTCCTTTTATTCTATTAAAAGCTTCAGCTCTTGAATCATATCCAACTGGTTTAGTTTCTTGAAGTATATCAAATATACCTCCAGTAATTACATCTTGGAAAGCTGGTCTTCCTTCTATATCACCATAGTTATCTGTACCAAGTGTTCCAAAACCAGCTGCAAATTTTGCATCTAATCTTTTATCAGTAGAACTAGATGCTGGTGCTGTTACTTTACCCAGATTACCTGCTGTGTGATTTAACTTTCCAAATCCATCAAAAGAAGCTGGTTTAGCTCTAGATAAACCAAGCGATGTCTTTTTATTTAAACTCATTATTAATCACCTTCTTATACGTGATTTACTTCATATTTTACATCCACAAGTCCAGATGAACCATGATATAAGTTTATATGGTTGCATCTAGAGTATACTTTAGTTTTAACTATAGTTTCGTATTTTGCTCCATCTAAAAGTATTTCTCCTGGAGATCCAAACATTAGAAGAGAAGCAGAGAATGATGTACCATCTGTTCCTCCTATATGTTTAAGTCTAAAGTGCTCTTGTAATTCATCTGTTGCTACATCTATGTCACATTCTATATAAGCACGGCAATCTTTATCTGTAGAAAGAGTTTGTCCATGGTTATCAGGAATGTCGTGTCCATCATCTGTTTTATAGAAAGGCCTAAATGTTATTTTCTTTGTGAAGTACTCAACATATTTAATACCACTTATTTCTACTATACGATGATGAAGATACATCTTTTTATATTTTACCCAGTCGTTTTGTGTAAGTAAGACTGTTCTCCAAGGAATAAGATCATCAAGGTTATCGTTAAATCCATCAAGATGACGTTTAAATGGAATTATATCTCCACCATTTGCTCCATTCTTTGCAAGGTTAAGTCCTATTATCTTAGCAGGACCTGCTTTTGCAGTTACTTTAGTTTTAGTATTATCTACGTCTGTTCTAAATAGTTCATCTTCAAAGTATTTAGAATTAAGTGTAGGTGTAAGTCCATTATAGATAGAAGTAACTATATGTTGAAGTCCTTGTATAGTTACTTTATTTTTAAATCTAACTTCAACCCAGCTTCCATCTTCTAGTTGCTTTTTACCTACAACTTCTCCAACTACATGTCCTGTCTCTTTATCATCATATATTCTATAGACGAACTTATGTTTATCATCAGCTTTCATTTCTGTTATATCTTTTTCTTCCATTTACTAATTTCCTCCTTCTCCATCATAAACAGCTACATCACCATAAATAGTTACCAGTTTCAAACTGTCATGATTAGACTGTATGGTTTTTGCTATTGGTTTTAAGTATTTAATTCTAATTCTATCATTAGAGCCAATATTCATTCTCTCATTCTGAGTATGTCTTACATGTGTCCAGATATTATCAAAGTTAAGTTGATATTCTCTATCAGGACCCATCTTTAAAAGTCCTCCTTCTGATATGAAGTCTACTGAATAAGCTTTAAATGTTTTAAGTATATAAAGAAGATACTTAGACAGTCCATTCATAAATCTTTGTGTAGTATCTAGTATCTTTTCTATTCTTATTGAATTTGGTAGAGTATGTCTTGATAAGTCTGAGAAATATTGAATTAACTCTTGAGTTAAGTTATCTATTTCTATTATCAAGTTTTCTCTTTTAGCAAGTTCTTCATCAGTAGGATTTGTAAGATCAAAAGGTGCTTTAATTCTTTCATATTCAGCATATAAGAAAGGATCTATTTGTCTTAGTATATCTTGATAAGTAGTAGGGACTTCAGAACCTCTAGTTTGGTTAAATACTTCTGGAACTCTGTCTACTTCTCTTATAAGACGTTCTAAATCATTTAATATCAAATATTCTCTAAGGTTTCTAATCTTAAGTTTAAGTTTATCAAATATATCATGTATTCCCATAGATTTCTCCATAGCAACAAGCATATCTATAAACGTAGAGTTATTATTAAGTGCATCTGGGAATTCTTCTAGTGCAAACTTAAACTCTCTTGCATTAAACTCAGATATAAACATTATCTTTATTTCATCAAAGTTATCAGGTATTTTAAATCCAAATACTTTATTTATATCTGGCATAGTATCTGTTTCAAATATATGATATCTATGAGCTTGGAATGTAGTAAGACTCATATAGTACATAAATACAGCAAAGAATGTATGATTTTGTCCTGTAGATCTTAGAGTCATATGATGTGTTTCAGCAAGTGCTCTATTCTCCATTATATATCTATGCATAATAGCATACCAATGTCCAAATTTAGTTATGTTTATAGAGTTTCCAAGTGATAAATACTTAGATTCTACGAAAGAGAAGTCTTCTGAGAATACTGCTCTTTTAAGTTCCTCTGTATCACGCCATTTAGGATCCATTCTTACAACTTCGTCATATGAAAGAATCTTGTCTTCACTTGTACTATAGTCATCTTGATATGGATGTATCCATCTAAATGGCCTTAGTACAAACTCTACATCATATAGTTCTTCAGGTTTTTCATTTCCAGTTAAAGGATATCTTACATTCTCTTTAGGAATCTTACGTATAAAATACTTATAAAGATTAAGTCCAGAGAATAGCTTTTCTGTAATATAGTTCATTACATAGTTAGTACCTTTAAACATAAGAAGATAGTTAAGTACGAATGTACAACTATTTCTATAAAGTTCTGGCATGTTCTTAGGAAGAGTAAGTCCATGAGATTTCCATATTTCCATTGCCTCTTGTTGAGTATAAGTTGACTTATGTATAAAAGGTTTTTTGCTTTCAACTACATATGCTACAAGAGATTGAAGTTTAAGAGCTATAAGATCTTCAGCTTCATAAAAATCTGTATTATACATAAGATATTCATTATAGAATGTTCTCATCCAGATTTCTCTTTCTTTATTATAGCATATTGCATACATTTCATGATCTGCTCTGTCTTTAGAATTTGATAACACTTCAAACTCTTCAGATTCACGTGCTGTTATAAGATCTATTTCTCTTCCTATAAATCTTATATATTGCTTTTGTGTATCATTAAAGTATTGATCAAATGTTCCATTACGTCTAAGTCTTAACTTAGTAGTATAATCTAGTTCGTGAAGAGGTGTACCTTCATGGTACACAAAATCACGATTATTCATCTCTTCTAATGTAGGAAGTCCTATAAGCATACGATAATATTCATTCTTTTCAACATAATTCGTTATTATAGAAGCTCTTTTAGAATCAATCAGTCTTTGTATTTCATATTCTGTAAAATGTCCTTGGTTATAAACTTCTTTAACGTTATTATCTTTAGCTAGTATCTTTATATCATCTTCAGATGATGAAGGAAATGCTGTTCTTATTTCATCTTCTGTCCAATATATGTAATCTGATAGTTTATCAAATTTCATAAATGCATTATAATATTCTTGATACGCTTTTGCTGATTCTTCTGTTTCATTATCATATGCTCTTTTTTGTTGCTTTACTATAAGATTATGCATAAGTCTTCTTGCTGATTGGAGCCTTATGTTAATATCTTTAATATTACTTGCCAATTACTTTAACCTCCTTTATTAGTTTCTATATGCTACTTCCATAGGTGATATTACTTCATCTTGCTCATCTGGCTCTCTGGCTACTGATATTGCAAGAGCACGTTTAGCATCGTTTCCAAAGAACGCATTAAACGTACCACTCATAACAGTTAAATCGTCACAAGATATCATAATATAATCCTTAGTTCCAGTTTCTCTTGCTGGTTTTCTTGGATTAGCTGCGTCTCTTGCAAGTGATGCTATTATAAGTCCCATAGATGTATCACTTATATTTACTTTTTTGTTATTTGATATAGTATTGTGGAATACTTCCAAGTGAGTTTCTAGTGGTATAAGATTTGATATAGATCCTTTTAGGAATATATTAAACATCTTATAAACTGTCATTTCATCTCTTGGTATAATAGTATTTTCAACTATTACATCACCTTTTTTGTAATATAGCTTATAATGTGTTGCACTTTCATTACTTGGATGTCCAGGTTTTATAAGCTCAGTAGGATTTGTAATAATTTGTGTTCCTAATGTAAATGTGTATTTACTATGTGAATCATTTTCTATTATAGATCCATGTGCAAGTATCTTATAGTTAGTTCCTTCAGGTGTAATTGCAGATTTAGGAACCATCCATACTATATCAGTAGTACAGTATACTTTATCTACACCATCTAGTTCATCATGTCTTACTTCAAACAGTGATTTAGGTGATGGAGTTGGATATATGAACTTTTCAAGATCTACGATTCTAAATACATCCGCCCCTAGGTTATGTGTCATTTTCATAAACATATTAAGTATTGCTGTTGCCGCATCAGATACGAACATACCTATATAAATCATATTTCTTCCAGCAAGTTTAAATGGTTCTTCTCCTATACAATGTGAACAGAAATGTCCATCTTTTTGCTTACATTTAAGAACATGTCTTACTTCAACTGTTTTACCTAAGTATTTAGATAAGTTATCAGTTGTAACATATGTTTGCTTACCATTTGGTTCTATTATGTATTTGTAAAGTATATCAACCTTTCTTGTATTTCTTACAACTATACCTTCAGTAGCTCCACAATCTCCTTCTATACCTCTTACATTTTGCATAGCATTTGATATAAACTTATATGCAGCTCCTGCAAGTGCCGTTTGTTTTGCTCTTGATATAGCTCCAACCATTCCAACGTTTGCTAGTGCTGGGAAGTGTACTGGTTTTATTCCATCTCCTAAAGATTCAAGAATAATCGCAGTTCCTCCACCTATCATTGGAAGTCCTCCCATTGCTATATTCATATTTCTGAAGTGGTTATCTAGTTTTCCAGAGTTCTTAGATTCATACATTTCCATCATAGGATCATCTTTAAACTCTTCTTTTGCATCACTAACTAATTTATCAATAGTTTTATTTAAAAGTTCTACGTCTTTTTCATTTTCAACTTTCTCTTTAATAGCATTTAATGTTTCATCTCTATGTTTATCAAATTTCTCATTTGATAATATCATACTATGAGTTACATTTGCATTATAAAGATTTGAAAGTCTAAGTCCGAATTCTGTATATCTATCCATTACAGATTTTATTATCTTTATATCTGTAAGTTTTCCTTCAACATACATGTTTTTAATATCTGTTATTATATCTTCTATATCTGATCCATATATAGGTTTAGTTATTAGTTCCCAAACCTTATTATCCCAAAGATATCCAAATACTACTTTATTTATTATAAGTCTTCCTACTGTTGTAGTATATTCTTTACCAAGTCTTTTGAATGTAACTTCATCATACAGTGAAACAAGTGGGTTTTTATCCACTTCTTGACTACATGTATAATGAGTTAGAGTTGATATTGATATTCTTCCTTCTTTGATATTCAGAATATAGTCAATAAATTCATGAGAACTATTGAACTTCTTTAAAGGTGGATCATATTTCTTTCTATCTCTTGTAAATGTATACATAAGTTGATCAGCATCTTTTCCTACTCTATTCATAAACTTACCAGAGTATGTAAAGTGCTGAAGTAAACTATTATTAATTCTATGTGCTTCATCTACTGCCTCTTTTGAGTTAAGAGGAGAGTTAGATGTTTCATCTCCATCGTGGTCCCTAGAAGATTTATTACTTATATTAATATAGTGTCGTTAATACTATACTAAGTCTATTACGACTTATCTTTATATTTCTATAAAGGTTAGACTAAATCAATCCCAATTATATTGGGTGTGTGCTTTTCCCAGACACTTGTCCAGTACTCTCATTTCAGAGATAGTCGTTGAACGCAATGCGTGCTGATTTTCCATTGTACCGATCTAGAGTGGGTAATTTACCTTTTCATTTAAACTCTAGTTATCATCCTCTAACTTATTTCTGCTCACGCTCCACTTAGTGGCATAGAGGCTTTAGGAGTTCCCAGCTTTTAACACACTTTCAATCTCACATTACTGTAAGAAGGGGCAACCATTTTACCATTAAATCCAATTACTACTCCAGCTGCTATTCTTGTAGCAGTTTCAAATAGTCTTTGATCATAGTTATTTCTTATGAAATCATTTACATATGGATAATCAATATATTCTTTTCCAAATAATTTACATTTCTTTAAATATGTTGGATATAGTGTTAGAGGTACAGGACGTAAATATTGAGTAGATAACGTAGAGTCTGTAGGGAATCTTGTAATCTTTACAGATCTCTTATTATATACGTCGGCATATGTATCTAAAACTATATAGAAGAATTCAAGCCAAGATAGTTCTTTTTCTTCTGTTACATAACGTTTAGAATGTGGATCCCAAACATCTATTGGAACACTAAGAGGCCTAAAGCTTCCATCTGCACATATTGCAGGGAATCCTGTTATCTTGTGATGTGGATCTTCTAGCTTTTTAATTTGCTCTCTTAGATATTCTTTATCATAAACTATAAGCATATCATATGTAACATCAGGATCAAAACATCCTCTATCATATAGATCTTTTATAAAGTCTATACTGTTTTTAATAACTGTATCAAGGAACATTCCAGCTAGTAAATGTGTTGCCATACCAGCTGAATTAGAATCTATTCTTGATTTACCTATTTCATCATGTCTATATACGTTAGTAAGTAAAACCGTACGAGATGAGAAATCTACTGTTCTTGCCATAGTTTTCTTTCTTGCAGCTCCGTTAGGACCAAGATATCTTTCACCAAGATAGTCGAATAAACTCATTACTTTATTTTGAAGAGCTATTGATCCTTCTGGGAAGTTATTTACTATCATTGAATATTTAAGTATTTCGTCAAGATATGTATTAAGTTCATCTTGTACTACTGAATCTTCGGTAGCTTCTTGACGCATAAAAACAGGTGCTACCCACTGATGGTGAGTAAATGTTTGATCACGGGTAAGTTTACTCATAACACGTTTAAGTTCAACGTTAGAGTATTGACCTGTCTTCTGTAGATATTTCTTTTTATCTATTTTGTCCCAGTTGTCATAAAGCCATCTAGGACCTGATCCTACTTCCATAAACTCATGGTGTATTTTAGGATCGTATTTTGCAAGTAATCCATCATGAATTACAAACTGCATTTTAAAGTCGGTACAGCATTTATACATAGTAGAATCAACTCTACGAAACATATCAAGTATACCAGGACGCATAACATAAGTACCAAGGTTTATAACTCCAGCCTTAGACTCACGCTCACGCTCTGTTATACCAAATATACGAGGAGAAAAAAGTCCTCCATCTGATTTCTTATTAGTTGAATCAACCAGTCCTACTTTACCAGCTCTTATATATGCAGGTATATCAAGATCATATACCTTCATCAAATCACCTCTTTAGTAATTAGTAAAGTGAATCTTCTTTGGTTAGTCTTCCAGCTTTCATATTATCAAAGAATCCATCATGATAGAAGTTTGTGATGAATTGAAGATCTGGTAAAAGCTTTCCGTCTTTTCCAAATATAGTTCCTTTTTTCTGTTGATTAAAATATAGATGGTGATCTAGTAGCTTATCTCTTTCGGCTTTAGAAGTAGGTATAAACTCAAGTTTTATATTCTTTGGAGGAAGTCCGTTTTGCATTCTCTTTAGATCATCTTGATCATATTCGTATTTCTCTTCTCCAGGAATAGGTTTTGGTTCAACTGGTTTATAATCCTTTGCATTTATAGGAACGTCTTGTTTAAGTATAGCTTCTTCAAGAGAAAGTCTTGCTAGTTTTTCTTTTCTCTTAGATTCAGCAATGCAAAGCATTCTCCATACTCCTTCTATAGTTGCAAGTTTGTCTACTAGCTCTTCCATATTATTGCATATAATAGGATCAGTATCTTGATTAAGTATATCTTCTCCTATTTTACCATATGCACCAAATTCTCCGTAATTTTCCACTAAGTTTTGTAAGAAGTCAACTCTATCACGATTTATAGCTTTATTAGCACGTATATATCTTCTTATAATTTCAAGTCTATGTGTTATTCTCTCATCTCTACTCATACGTTTATAATTTGCAATCATGTCTTTCAGATCTTCAGGATCTGTCATAGGACTTACTACAAATCCACTTTGGAATAGAGAACATTCAGGTAACTTAGCTATATTAGGATCGTGATATAATGCGTTCTTTATGAACTCAGGATATCTTTCAAGTATAGGATTTATGTCTACATCGAACTTATCGGTTCTTATATCAAACGATCTTTCACTTCCATCATATGTAGACTTCATCCACAATTTTCCATCTTTTAAATACCAGTTAACATTAAGTCCACCAAATCTATCTATTATTTCAAATACACGTTTAGCATACTTAGTACCATTAAGCTTTTCTCTATCTTCATGTTCAAGTCTTCCAGTACATGCTCTAGATATCATACGCATTTCTTCAAATGTAATACCATCAAATAGTTGATCTTGTCTTAGATGTATTCCATTTTCAGCATTACGTTTATTTATAGTATGTTTAAGTTTCTTATCAAACTCATCATCTATTATATCAGGATCACAATACTTTCTGAATAACTCTCTATTTGAATCTATAGTTAAGCTTATTAAATACTTATCTCTAAACTCTAGATAGTCTTTAAGTGCTAGTACTTCAACGTTATTATCTTTAAATAAAACTAAGTTCTTTACAAACTCAGGAATTAAGTATTCACCAGTTTGGAATTCTACTTCTAGCTTATCATAGAATCTTTGTCTGTAATCACAAAGCTTATTTCTCATAAGAGTAGCTTTGTTATTATCACAAGATATAAGCATTGCATGAATATATTCTCTTACATCATCTATAAGTTGAGCTTGTGTATCTTCTACTGTTTCAGCAAGATCTTGATCTATAAGAATCTTTTTAGCACTTTCAATAAATGTTCTAGCATTTGGCCTTAAAATGTTTTCTCTTACATAAGTAAACATATGAGATCTGTCTATATAAAAAAGCATTTGAGCCAGTGTAAAGTTAGCCGTACATGATATTATAAGATAAGTTAAATCATCCATGTTATCATAGATCTTACTCATTTGATATTTAAGATCCATTAATTGCTCTTTAGTAACATACATATAAGAACTAGGATCTATACTAGTTTCTCTTTGTATAAATGATTGGATTACAGACTTTGTATTTCTTACAAGAGTTTCTTCTATAACTGTCCAATCAAGTCTATCTTTAGGATTAGGAATCATTAGCTTATTTATTATCTTGTATGCATCAGGACGTTTATCAAATAAACTTCTGTATACATCATGTCTCATTTCTCCATATCTAAATGGATTATTCTGTTCAACTATCTGAGCTCCTTCATACATATATTCTTCAGAAGCAGCTGGATGTTTTTCAACTGGAATATTTTCTAATTTAGCTTTATTTCTCATATATTCTTCATACACAAGTCTCATCTTAGTCATTTCTTTTAAATACTTAAGATTCTCTTCTAGCTTTTCTGGTGAAAACATTTCTTGTATTTCTTTTTCTGTTATGTTTTCCATATTATAATCCTCCTTTGTAGAGATTAATCTTCTTCTACTTTATCTGTCGTGTATAAAACTCCTTCTTGTAATGTTTCATTTTGTTTCATAGTTTCAAATTGAGCTTGAGTAAGAGATTTGATAAATGAGTAATCATCCGATCTTACTAGTTTATCAATATCACGAACTTCTCTACGTAGAGTTTCAGCTTCAAGTTCAGTATCTCTTGATATTTGAACATCTAATTGAGAAAGTACTCCTCCCATTTGACTTTCTGGTTTTATCTCCCATAATTGACTCATTGAATATGTAAATATACACATGTTTCCAAGAGTTGTGTTAGGAGCTTTTCTTGCACCTATTTCCATCTTTATATAATAGTCTTGATTCGTTCTGTTCTTTAATACTGTAAATTTAATAGAACTCAAATAACTAATTCCAGTTTTATTAGTAGCCAAGTTTAATATACCTGTATCTGTAACTCTATCTATAAAAGGTTTAGATATGTAGAATGCAGAAACAGCAGCAAGCTGTTGAGATGGCTTAGTTGTATCTGTTAGGTAATACGTAGCTCTTATCTCTAACTCCTTAGGCATAGCAAATGGCTTAGGTATTTTAAAATACATAGCTTCATAACGTCCAGTATAGTAGTTAGTTCTTTCAAGAGTATTAAGTCTTAGCTCTAACGCATCAATATCTGAATTAAGTGCATTTATACTATCCATAACACTAGATGCATCTGATTCAGGATGTAGCTTTACTTCTGTTCCAATAAACATTTCTTTTAGAATAGATATAAGCTCTTCTTTTTTAATTACTAAATAATCGTTCTTCAAAAGTACAACCTCCTTTATAAAAAATTTGATTAAATAAACGATGAAAATTGTTTCAAATTCGGTTAAAAAATAAATATATCTCTCTTACCTATTTCTAGATAAGAGAGACTATTATTATTTAGTTTCTTTTGCAACCATAGATTCAAATGTTTCTTTCCTTCTTTTAGCTTCAGCTACTATATCATCACTTCCTGTTATTAATGCATCAGATATATTCATCTTATCCATAATAACATTCCATACATATGATTTAGATTCTTGGAAATCTTCATTTTCTTCATATTTACTTTCATATACACCTTTAAGAGCTTCGAAAGTATCACCTATTTCTTTTATAACTTCAGATTGCTTAATATTATTATCACGAGTTAGATAAGGAGGCATATATTCAACTATAACGTCTTTTACATCTTCTCCTCCTCTTAGATGTAGAAGTCTTGTAGCTCTTTCACTTGCTGGTCTTGCTTCACGTCTTTGTTCATGTATTATCTTACTTGTTTGTATTTCATCAAGATCTGCAAGTTTACGTGCGAGTTCTATTCTTCCATCTTCAGATGTAAATAAAGCCATATTAAATCCAACTATTGAAGTAGCTTCATTTTCCCACTGTCTTAACATATCTCTTTCTATTCTAAGCTCATATCCAGGAACTTGGTTAACAGATACAAGATCTTCCTGTCCTTGAGTTTGATATATTATAGTATCTCCAGATATACTTTGTCCACGTCCATTAATACGTCTTAAACCACCACGTGTTAGTTTACGTGAAGCAAACTGTTTAATAGCATTATTAGTTCCATATATTCCACCACCATCACCAAGTCCAGCTTGAACACGAACTAAGTTTATGGGTTTACCATCATGTATTATCCATGCAAGATATGCTTCATTTGCAATTATTCTAAAGTTAGCTGGAACTCTTGCTTTTTGGAAGAAACTTTCTCCAAATCCATAATCTGTATTACGTGATACATGCAGTTCACTTGCTGGTATAAATGTAACTCTTGATAAGTTTACCATATTGTAGTTTGCTACATCTTGATATGATATAGAGTTTGAAAGGATTGTACAACGTTGTATGTTATGGGACGAATATGGGACAATCAATAAGACTCATGTCCTAGAAATGTTGAAAAAACATTATGTACCTGATTTAGATGTGGAGGCATGGAAGGACAAGTGGTATGCAACATTCCATGAATTCCAGGTTGAGATGCCACACTCCTATGAAGTGCTTGGAGAGTTAAAAGAGAAATACAAAATTGGTATTATTACAAATGGCAACGAGAATTCACAGGCTATAAAGATTGATTATCTAGATATGCGAA